TTCTGTTTCTATACTTCCTTGTGGATATGTCATTCTAAATGCTTTTATTCTTTGATTTACTTCTGCATATTCTTTTCCGCTTTATATTGGTTGTATTTATTGTTTCATTGGCTTTTTGTATGTCTTCAAATTTAATCATTCTTTTTTATCTCCTTTAATTCTTCTTATTTTTTCTTTTAGTTCATCTGCATATCTATAATCTTCACTTGTCCATGTATCTTGCATATTTAATAAAAAGTATTTATACTCTAATTTTTCTAATTCTGTCATCTTAAACACCTGCCTTCTTTACTAATATATTCATTAAGTTTTTTATATTGTATTTTTTATTTGTTTTTGATATAATATTTTTAGAATCTTTATATAAGTATTTGATTTGAACTAGGTCATTGATTGGTAGTCATTAACTAGTTCTTTTATTTTCCTTAATATTACTTTTTCATTACTACATTTATTTGTATTTGCTAAATATGCAATTTTATTTATTAATTCTGTTTTCTTATTGTTTTGTTCTAATATTTTTATATTGTTTCTTTCTTCTTGTAGTTTTAATTGTTTTAATTCATTTATTTCTTTTTCAGCTCTTTTTAAAGCTTTTGTTCTTGATTCCAATAAACTTTGTTTTTCTTTTCTTCCAAACATTCTAATTTCATCTCCTTCTTTTAATATGTCATTCCTTGTAAAAATCCCCAGTAGCAAAATCCTATACTTGCTATATATAAACTTCCATATACAACTGCTTGTCCTATTCTCATGTAGACTTTGTTTTTGTCTATTTTAAATTTTCTTTTCATTTGTTTTCCTCCTTTATTTTATTAATTCTTCTATAGAAACTTCTAAAACGTTTGAAATTCTTTCAAGTGTTTCGATTCTAGGATTTATTGCTTTTCCATATTCGATATGTTCAATACATCTAGCACTTAATCCCGTTTCTCTTGCTAATTTTAATTTACTATATCCCCTTTTCTCCCTATAATGTCTTAAATTTTTGCTTAACATTTATTCACCTCCTAAACACAAAAAAGCAAACCGAAATTTTTACATTTCGATTTGCTTTAAGATTTATATTAAATGAAATAAGAAAATATTTTATATTAACAAAGCTTTGATTTTGTGCAATGTTACTTTTTTATTTATCATGGGTAATTGCAATAACTACCCATCTTCTATTTCAGTTAATAAATTTAGTTTAATATTTAATCGAAATGATATTAAATATTTAATTTACAATTTTTATATCATTTCCAATAAACATTGTCAATAGATTTTAAAAAATTTTATGAAACTTTTTTTAATTTATCATCAAACCCTCTTATTAACTTATTTATATCATTTTCTATTTTGGGATTTTTATATTGATTAAGAATTTGATGATATGTATCAGTAACCAAAGAAATTTTTAAATTTTCCTCTTTGGTTTCACTTTTTCCACTTCTTGGGTACATAAATTGATACATATAAGAATAAAATTCCAAGCATTTTAAAACTAAATCAACTTGACAATCTAATAATTCAATTTTGTTATTATTTATATTACAATCTAACTTCATTATAATTTCTCCTTTATTATAATTATGCAACTTTTCTAGTATTATAATCACCTAATGGATTACTATTAAAAGCTTTTCTAATTTTATCATTATGTATATGTGTATATATTTCTGTTGATTTAACTGTAGCATGTCCTAAAATTTCTTTTAATAATAAAATATCTGGTTTATAATGCTCGTAAATTAAAGTTGCAGTAGTATGCCTTAATGTATGAGTTGTATAACCTCTATCTCCTATTCCTGCCAAATTGTAGGCATTTTTTACAATTCTCTCTACAGTTCTTAAATTTAATCTTCCATTTCTATAACTTAAAAATAATGGTTCATATTTGTTTATAACATTTTTATTACTAGTTCTAATATTTAGATATTCTGTCAATCTTTTTCTAATATTATGATTTAAATAACATATTCGTTCTTTATTACCCTTGCCTAAAATCCTTATATAACCATTTGATAAATGTATATCACATAAATTTATATTTATTAATTCAGAAGCTCTTAAACCACAGTTTAAGAATAACGATATTATTGTATTATTTCTAATTGGAAATTTACTGTTTTCAAAATTAAATATATTTACAATCTTTTTTGCATTTTCTAATTTTAAATATTTAGGAAATATTTTGATATCTTTTATAGATGGTAAATCTGAAGCAGGATTTTTTATATCACCTATAGGATTAAAATTAAATAACCATTTATAAAAGGCTTTTATTGAACATAACTTTCTTTTTCTAGTTGATGCTGAATCATCTTTTGCATCATTAAGATATACCAAAAAAGCTATTATATCGCTTTCTTTGACATTTGTAAAAATAAAAATATTAAAATCCTTTATTGCTATCTCTATATTGCAATATTGTTTAATAAATCTAAAGAAAAACATTAAATCAATTTTATATTCTTTAATTGTTGTTATTGAATAATTTTTTACATCTTTTAAATAATTTAAAAAATTGACTAATAATATTGGTTCTTCATTATTATATATAAACATTTTTGCACCTCCTTGTTTACATAATATCACAAATGAAGGGCAAATGCAAGTATAATTTTAAAAAAATATATAGATGTGTAAAAACAACCTATATATCGTACTTTTTTATTATTAAAGATTTATTTTTCTCATCAAGTGATACTTGAACATAATCTATTGAGGTATTATCTTTATTAATGCCAATTTTACTTAGTAAATCTATCCCAATAGTTAAATTCTTTTTACCTTTATTAGGATTTTTATATACTTTTAATACTTTTGTATTTTGCTTTTCTTTAATTTTTATATCATTTTTTATTAAATTACTTATGTAATTTCGAGAACAACCAATAATTTTCGCAATTTCTATATAGTTTTTTCCCTCAATATATAACTGTATAGCTTGCTCTTTCATATAATCTTTGTCTTTATACTTCATATTACATCACAATCCTTACTTCGAGTATATCAAAAAGGTTTGGACTTTTCAACAACTTTCATTATTTTTTTAGATTTGTTGCCAGATATAATACTTCATTTTTTATTATTTTTAATTATTGTATAATTTATAGTTAAAAAAAGTTGTCGAAAATCGAATAACATTTATAAATTTTAAAACTTTTTTAAAAACACTTGACATACGTATTAATACGTAGCATAATCTTTTACAGAAAGGAGGAAATAATGTATGCAAAAGAATTAATTAAACTTTTAGAGAAAAATGGTTGGTGTAAAGTTTCTCAAAATGGTTCTCATATAATAATGGAGGGATTTATTTATGAAAAAAAAATTAACTGTCTATCCTGCTATATTTACTAAATATAACGATGATAATGAATACTATGTTATAGAATTTATTGATTTTGAAGGCTGTATAACAGAAGGAAAAAATTTACAGGAAGCCTTTTATATGGCTCAAGATGTTTTAGGTTTATGCCTTGATGATTTTTCAAAACTACCTGAACCAACAATAGATTTTTCAAATATACAATTAGAAAAAAATCAATTTATTTCATATGTAAATATCGATTTAAATGAATATAGGCGAAAATATAATAATAAATCTATAAAAAAAACCTTATCAATTCCTTGTTGGTTAAATACATTAGCTGAGAAAAATAATATTAATTTTTCTCAGGTATTACAAGAAGCATTAAAAAATAAATTAGAAATTCTTGACATTGACAATTTATAATTTGCATATTATAATATATATAAGAAGCATACATTATTTCTCAAAAGAGATAAGAAAGAAAATAGTTAATACCAACCAACTATTTTCTTTTTATTTTTATACTATGGTAAATAAAATAATAGAGCTTATAGCTTCATACCGCAAAATGAAAAAGCTACAAGCTCATAGAGAACAACTTTGGCAATACATAATGACAATACATCATATGTTTGACTAAGCTGTAAGGGGATATTCCCCCTTACAATATTATAAATGGAGGTAATTAAAATGTCAAGAAATTATGAAAAAGAAAATAAATGGGAAAAAGAAAAATATAAAAGATTAGTCGCTAAAATTGATAAAGACTTAGCAGAAACCTTTTTGAATAAGATAAATCAACCTTATTCTATATGGTTAAAAGAAAAAATATATGAAGAATTAAAAAAGGACTAGACTGAAATTAATCAATCTAGCCCTACCATATTATATAACTTTAATCTTAAACGCCTCTAACCTCAAAGACTTTCCCTCTGTACCAATTTTAACATATGTCCCCTTTGAAGAAGGCATCCAACCCACACTTTCAACATGCTCTTGCACATCTAGCATTTTATTTGACTGAATTTCTATAGCTTCAATTCTTTTACTCTGTCCTGTAGTACCACAAGCTTGTCCATTGCTTGACCAACCTGTCCACCCTACATCTTGAACATGTGCTCTATAACTTAAATCTAAGCCATTATTTCCTTGCAAAATTATAGATTCTACCCTTTTCCCTTCTCCAGCTGTTCCTGCAACTTCTCCTACATTTTTCCAATCTGTCCATCCTATATCTTGTATATGTGCTTTGTATTGTAAATCTGGAACTTTAGATTGACTAACCAATCTATTTTTAAAATCATTCCATCTATTTATATTATTTACAAAAGGAGCGGGACAACATTTATGTGTTACATCATAATGTCTTATTACATTTTCTACAGGAATATTATATTTTGCCATTAATTCTTTTGTTAAATTTATTGTATTTTCAACAACCTTTTCTGATATATCCAATGTTCCATTATTATTAAAACAACACATCTCAATTCCTATTGAATTAGAATTTCTACAATTGCTGTAATATGTTCCAGTAGTTCCACAATGCCAGCTACTATCACTTTCTTTTACTACTTGATATATTTCATTCTCATCAACAAAGTAATGTGCTGATGCTTGTCTATTTACTGAATAAAAATAATCTGCATTTGCTTTTGCTGTACTTACTGCTCCTACATAATGTATAACTATATATTTATTTTGTTTATTATTCATTACTGTTCTGTTTACTGTTGTTAATTTAGTTTTTATTTCCATTATTCACCTACTCCTTCTTTTCCTTCTTCAATTCCTAAATTATCATCTTCCATCTTTAGCCCTCCTTTACTTCTGGCAACCCCGCCATACTCGTTAATAAACTTAATATTCCTGACAATGTGCTTGCACTTATAACAGCAAGCCAATTAACCTCTCCTAACACTGTACTTGTTCCAATTGTTGCAACTGCTGTTTGTGCTATTGTTTTTACTGCTCTTATTCCTGCACATTTTAGCCATTTCTCTAATTCTTTTATATTTTCATTCATATTAATTCATCTTCCTCTCTAGGTCATCAATACGATGATTCATTACTTTAATTTGTTCCTCTACTACTGGTATTCTTTGGGCAAAATGATTATGTTCTCTTACCTCTCTAGTAAGTTCATCAATTTTTGTGTCCATTACTGCCTGTTGTGTATTTAATTGACTTTGTATTTTTTTATTACTTGATGCATTAGAAAAGACTACCCCTATTAAGGATAGCCCCCCTGTAATTATTGCAACTATTATAGCTTCCATACTTATACCTCGCTTTCTTCTAAAAGTGTTTGTACTTCTTTTCTATATTTTTCAGGTATACTTTCTATTGTTCTTAATCCTTTTTTTACTAAATCTCTATATACTCTAGCCATTTTATATTCCTCCTTCTACTATTTCTGCTAATGCTAATTGTAAATTTGTAATTTGCTCTTGCAAATCTAATATTTTTTGTGTATCTGTTGGCTCAGGTTCTATATAATTTTTATTCTCATAAAATCCCTTTTTCTCTGTATAACAATATTTACCTTCTGTTATATATTCATCTATAGTTTCTACCTCAAAAACATCTTTTACTAATGGCTTTGCTATTGCTAATGTATCATTATCTACTAATATATTTCCATTTTCTTGATATCCTATTGTTTCACTTATATGTATAATTACATTATTTTCATCTGTTATAATATATTTCATTTTCTTTCCTCTCTTTCTAATCATTTTTCAAATATTCAATAGTTAAATAAGTTTCATTTGTTAATGCGTATCCATGAGCTAATATAACAAATTTATGTGCTTCTTCATACCAAGTTATATAATTACCTTCATAAAGATATGGAATTGGTATTACTGAACCATTATCAGCTAATGTACCTATTCCATTTACGCTTATTATACGATTTATATTTAAGGAAACTGCACTTACTGATGTACTTTTTCCATTAGCTATTGCGGGATATTGTAATATTGCTCGATATATTGGTTTTCCGTCTATCCATTTCTTTCCTGTATCTACTCCTTCTGATGAATATACTCCTGTTGCATTTATTTTTTCTTGTATATCTGATATTCCTAATTTATCAATTTTTACTTTTTTATTACTTCCATTTTGAACTACCATCAATAAATCGCTTTCATTTAATTCTGATGCCTCTGGCATCTCACTTATTTTTATATCACTCATATTTTATCTCCTCTCCATTTTCTGTTATTATTCTATTTCCATCTTCTGTACTTATATATTCTGATGCTTTTGGTCTGTATATTTTAATCATCTCTTCTGATTTTCCTTTTGTTTTTGCTATTCCAAATATTTTTTCTTCTAAATTCTTTATTGTATCTATATTTCCTATGCTCTCATTGTACATTATTCCCCACAATTCTTTATAACCATAAGCAATAAATACTTTTTTTCCCAACAATGCTACAGGGGATATATTATAACCATCATATAATGTCTCAGGAATCAATTTAATATTTTCATTTATTGTTATTGTTGTTTCATCTATCATACACATTATTGCATATAATTCGTGATAATGAGAAGAAGTAGTTCCAGTATAATAATTATATGTAATAAATGCTTTATTTTCAGGTAAAGTTACTACTGATATACTATAGTTAGTATCTAAATTACTACTTGAAGGGTTAATAAATCCTTCTGTTAACTTGGTACTTGTCCCTTTGGTTATACTGGTTTCATCTATTGTACAAACCATTCCATAATAAGAGTAATTATATATATAACAAATAATAACTTTATTATCAGATAGTACTGCTTGTGACATACCATTTTTATAATCTCCCCCTGCTCCTAGTTCAGTATCTGTTTCTTTAGTTATATTCATTCCTTCTATTGTACAGACTATTCCATATAAATAATAATTAGTTATAGTAGTAGATTTATTATAAGTATAGGTAATAAATACTTTATTTTCAGATAATGTAACAGCCGATATATTAGAGCCAGAATAATTTTTTGTACTTAGTTGAGTATCTGTTCCTTTTATTATTTTTGTTCCATCTATTGTGCAAACCATTCCATATAAATAGAAATCGGATTTACCATAACAATGAGTAATAAGTATTTTATTATCAGATAACTTTGTTGCTGATATTCCATATCCAGATTTTGTAATACTACTCAATGAGGTATCTGTACCTGCTGTTATACTTTCTCCCTCTATCGTACATACTATTCCATATAAATAATAGCTAGAGCTATTATAACTATGAGCAATAAATACTTTATTTTCAGATAATATTACTGTTGATGTATAAATCCCAGAATCCTCAATTGTACTCAGTTGAGTATCTGTTCCCATAGATATACTTGTTCCATCTATTGTACATACTACTCCATATAATCGATAACTAGGATTATGACTATGAGCAATAAATATCTTATTTTCCGATAATTTAATTGCTGATATACCTTGTCCAGCTAATGAGCCAGTACTTAATTGAGTACTTTTTCCTAATAACCCATAGTTATTAATAAATGTTACAAAATCCCCAGCATTAACCTTTCCTCCACTTGCTACTTGATATTCTTCTATTATTCCATTTATCTTAAGCCCAGATCCTGTTTGTCCTAAAACATTTCCCTGCATTAGTACACCACCTCAATTCTAATATTTAGCTCCATAGTTGGTGTTTCTTCATCGCAAATTAATTCAATACTGTTTTCGCTTGATTTAACTAAGCTAATTTTATTATATTCTTCTTTTTCTTTTAGTCTTATTTCTTTATCTTCTGTCCAAATTGGATATATGTTTATTATGTCTGTTTCTTTTATTCCTTCTATTTCAATTGTTTTTGTATTTTCTGTTGTCCAGTTTGTGTCTATTACTATATTGTATATTTTCTTTTTATCTGCTTTTGTATTTATTAAATTAAATAAGTGTCCTGCGGTATCTCCATCTAGTACATCTTTTACTGACTGAAACCAAGTATTAAAATCATCTGAAAACATTACTTTTAAATTATTTAGATATGCCTCAAATTCTTCTTTTCTTAGTTTTAAATATTTTTCTGCTTCTCCTGTTACTCTTCTTAGCCAGTCTTGATATTGATTAAATAATGTTGTTGTATCAACATGTTGTAATTGATTTGCTACTATTCCACAAGCTTCTGCGTTTAACCTTAAATCTGTTATATTTTCTTGAGTTATTTCTATTACATTTGCATTTACTCTAATATCTGCTAATCCAATCTCATAAATGTCATAATCTCTTTGCAAATCTGGTGCTACTGGATTTCCAGCTTTTGTTCCTTTTTTTACTGCTAAGGTTATACTTCTATCTGTAAAATCTAATCTAGCTACTATTTTGTCAATTCTTGATTGTGTATCGCTTTCTTCTATTTCAAAGATTTCTGGTGTTTCTACCCACCCCATATAACCATTAATGTAACATACTCCAAAGTCTACTTTTATATTCATTCCTTCTGTGGCTAGTACTTGCATATTGGTTGATGGGTTTGGAAATACACCATTAGAAATAAATTGACTAAAATATTTTGCAAAAAAAGAAGCCTCTTCGGCTCTATCAAATACAGGCATGTTTTCCGCATCATATCCGTATTATTTCTGAATTAAAAAATCCACTTCTCACTATATTACCTCCTTTATCTTTTTAATGTTGTATTCATCTCCAAAAGTTACATTTATTGTTTTATTTCCATTTTCATAACTTTCAGTAATTTCTACAATTCTATTTTCTATATTAAAGTCTAGTTCGTCATTAACATATATTACTTTATCGCCTAGATTAAAATCTTTTTTATATTCTAAATTTGATAATGTATTTATGTCAAAATTTGTTGTTTCGACTTTATTACATTCATTTAATTTCTCAATTCCTCTTTGCTTTAATATTTCTAAGTATTCTGCATCTGTTGTTTCTTCATCTTTTTGTAAGTCTCTTGCGTCTACATATAATTCTTTTCTTTCTTCTCCTTCTTTAACCCTATTTACTTCTACTATTACCCTGTTTTCTCCTTCGCCTTGTCCTGCTACATAGGCAAAATTACAGTATTTTGTATTATCAATTGAATATTCATCTTCTAATATATTTTCAAAATTCTTTGAGAATATTGCCCATGTGTTTTCTTCTTGTATATCTCTCCTATCTAGTCCTTGCCATACTTCAAATATTATTTTATTAGAATTAAAATCATATTTTAGGCTAATACTTAGTTCATCTTCTATACATAATTCATATATTTTACTTAGTAGATTATCTCCTGTTATTTGTATGGTTTTTATTGTTCCTAATCCTTTACGTTCTCCTAATACTAAATTTGGTATGGCTCTTTCACCTGATTTTATTGCAAATGTATTTATTAGGCTTCTTATTATATCTTCTGTTGTTTGATTTACATATTTTTGTGTTTTATTTATTACTCTTTGTTCTAATATACTTTCTAAAAATCTCCCTGTATAACTTGCTTGTGTTCCTATTATTGTATCTTTTTTATTGAATGTTTCTATTATTGCTGTTTCAGTAAATTCTTTACAGTAAAGATATTTTGCAGTTTTAAATTGTTTTAAATTATTTATATTTGGTTCTAATGCAAAATTACCACATTCATAATATTTTCTATTCCATATCAAACTGGAATAATCATCTACTAAACCACATATTTTAAAGTTTTTATCTAATAATAATAATTCCATATTTTATACTCCTAAATATTTCCTATAAAACTGAACATCTATGTCAATATTGCTACTTCCATCGTCACATTCATATTTTAAGATGTTTTTTCCTATTTTTAAGCTGAAAAAACTGCTGTTTCTGTCTATTTTGGTTATTATGTTTTCACCGTTTAATGTTACAGCTTTTTTTCTGGGATTTGTATTTATTTTTAATATGTCCCATTGTGCCATTGTTATATTTACTTTCATGTATTCTTTGTCATTTAATGTTAGTTTTATGTTTTGCATTTTTCCTCGTTTTGCTGTTACTATTATTTCTATTCCTGTTTCTTTGTCTCCGTCATTTACTATTGGCATTACTGGTTTAAATCTTCTGTATCCCATAATTTTAGTTGGATTTATTAGAAGCGGGAATGTGAATTGTGGACTTATTAGAGTTAAGTAATTCCCTCTGTTTTTTGCGTCTGAAAAGTATGGGTCTTCTATACATTCTAAGACTAATGTAAAATCTATGTATTCGTACATTTTGTTTGTGGCAAAATCTAAGGAAGATACTTTATATTCTATCTTCCTTGATATGTTATTTCTTGTTATATACATTGTTCCATCTTGTTTTGGGTTGAAAAATCTTATTAAAAAGTCTCTGTTTTCTTCTTCTTTGTTGTTTTTTTCTATATCTCCAGTTATTGTTATTTCTCTGGGTTCTATTCGTATAGATGTTGTTGTTGCTCCATCTTGTTCAGAGTTTACTTTGTTTATTGTGTATGAACTTGCTTCTATTCCTTGTATGTCTATTACATGTATATCTGATTTGTTATTCATTTCTAATTCTTTTTTGTTACTTTTAAATATTAAGTTGTGTTTATAGTCCATATGCTAACCTCCTTAGTTGTTGTTTTGCTTCTCTTTGTTGTTCGTATGGTGTTTGTTCTTTTGTTTCGAATACTTGCGTGTTTTCTATTTTTATTGTTTGGTCTCTTGCTATTACTATTGGTTGTTCTTTGTTTGATTGTAAGATTGCTTTTGCGTTTATTGAGCCTGTTTCTAGTGAGACTGCTTTGTTCATTTTTGCTATTACTGATTCTGAAATATCGTCAATTTGCTTCATTAAATTATCTTCTTCATCGTCTAATCCTAATTCTGCTCCTTCCATTACATACTTAAATATTTTTCTTGTTTCTCTTGAAGGTGAATTTATATTAAATGCTTGTTTTAATCTTCCTAATACTCCATCTGCAATTCCGCTAGCTTTTGCATATAATGTTGGTTCATCTTCTTGCATTCCTTTAAGCATTCCTTCCATTGTTTCTTTCATTTTCTTTTTTGCACCACTAGGCATATTATCATAACTTTTTATAATGGTATCAACCATTTCTTTATTTTCTTTACTTATTTCTCCACCATATAATTCAGTTTGTGCAAGATTTGCCATCCATATTCCTAATTCTTTTTCTTGTTCCTCTGACATATTTTTATACATATTTCCCCATATTGTTTTCTTAATCTCATTATGTACTTGTTCTTCTTTTCGAGTAAGAGCCCATTTATTTATTTGTGATAGCATTTTATTATTTTCTATATCATCTAAAACTTTATTATGTCTTGAATTTTCTTCTTCTATTCTAGCATTATGTGCTTCTGCTGTCGACCACCAACTTTCATTTTGCTGTGCTCGTTGTGTATATCCATTTGAATAAATTTCACTTACTTTAGCGACCTCTTGATTGGCGATAGCAATTTTCTCATCTCTCTGAGTTATAAGATCCTTATATGCTTTTGCATAATTTTCATCTTCCATATTAGCTCGTTCTCCATATGTTTGATTTAATAATGCTAGTTCTTGAACTGCTCCATCTTCAATTATTTGAATTGTTTTATCTCTTTGCTCTTCTGCTGTTTTTATCCATTTTTGTGATTGTGCTTTATATTCATCTAAACTTCCTTGGAATGTTTCCGCATTTGTAACTGCTTGTTGTGTTATTGCACCTGCGATTAATTGTTGTATTTCTATTTCTCTATTTTTTAATTCTTTTAATTTTTTAAAATATTCATCTAATTTTTTTATTTCTTCCTGAGTGTAATCTCTTCTTTCATCTGATGCTGTTTTACAAATTTGTGTAATTCCTTTTTGAACTTCGTCCATTTGATTTTGTAGTTGTTGCTGTTCTTCACTACTTACAAATAACTCACTATTAAAACTATCCAAATATGATTCTGCATTCTTTATTCCTTCATAAAAACTAGTAAAACCATCTGCCACATTCTCTACAGACTTTTTTACACTATCATTTTTTGAAGAAAAAAGAGCTAATGCAGTTGTTAATGCTACAACAGCTGCTACAACTAAACCAATTGGATTTGCTGAACAAGTCATATTAAATAATAACATTGCATCTTTTGCTGATTTTATTGATGGTATTAAACTTATAAATGCTGATACTGTACCGAATATATTTTGGGCTACATTAATTGCCTTTATTGCTACTAATGTAGCTTTATATGCAGCATATGCTGCTACTAATGCAGCTATAACTTTTATTAAATTCTTGATCAAATCTTGATTTTTTTTAGCCCAATTATATATATCTTTTATTTTTGAAACCACCTTTGGAATTAATGAAGCAACGTTTTTTAATACTGTTTCTGCTATTTTACCAATGTTACTTATAACTGTTGAAATTCCACCTAAACCATTACTTTTTAATGCTTCATCAAATGTTTTGATTATATTTGCTACTCCTCTTGTTATTGCAGTTTTTGCATTACTAATTGATGTTTGTATTCCTCCTGTAGAATTTTTGGCTTGTTCTTCAAAACTTAAAAATTCTCCACTTCCTTCTTGATTCATTTTAACAATAGTATTCATAAAGTCATCCATTGAGATAACTCCTGACCTTAAAGCTGTTCCTAATGCTGTTGTCATATCTCCAGAACCTTTTTTTACTTCTTCAAGTTGTTCTATTAATTCTTTTGCTGTTGAATTTAGAGGGTTTGCACTTGCATATTCTTTTGCCTTTTTCAAATAACTATCTAAGCTATCTTTATTTCCCAACATTGCTTTAGAAATCTGTTTTAATTGTGCTGGCATTGCTGTTTGTATTGAACGCCATTCAATCATATCTGGTTTTCCTTTTGCATAAGCTTGACTTAGTTGTTCCATTGCGGAAGCTTGAATTTCTGAACTTGCACCACCTGCTAATAATGCATTATTAACAGCAAGGAATAAGTCTACCGATTTATTTACATCTCCATTTTTTGAAGTAAATCTTTGTACTGCTAATGCCGCATCATCTAATGTAGTCGGGATTCCTTGTAATCCATCACTTAATTTATTTATTGCTTGCGAACTTTCTTCACTAGCAATTCCTAAGTTACTCATTACTTTAGGAAAATTATTTAATGTATCAATTCTTGAAACTGCCCCATCTATACTATTGTTTATCGTACTTATTGCTGTACTAACTAATTTTGTTATTCCTAATGCTGATACAATATTCTTTATCTTTGTGCCACCACTTTTAACAGAACTTTCTATATTTTTTAAACCATTATTAAATCCATCTTTATCTATTTTTGTATCATAAGTCAGTGAACCGAACCACTGCCATAATATCACCTTCTTTCTAATGTAAACATTAAATAAAAACACTTACTTTCGTAAGTGTTTAAAGTTTAGTTTTATACTTATAAATATTCTCCTGATTCGACATTATTATTTTTTTCTATTTTTAAATTTGGACATAATTTTTCTAAATTATCAATAAATTTTGCTAATCCCATTGTAGCTCCAACTATTTCAACAGGTAACAACTTTTCTTCTCCATTATTTGAAATATAATTAAATATAAAATAGTTTTTTTCTCCTTTTGAAATTTTCTTTTTTCCTGTTCCATCTATTGCTCCTACAATTGCTCCTAAATCTCCGAACAATAAACTTCCAACTATTGCACTTTTAATTACAGATTTATCCTTTTCTATAATTTTTTCTTCGCTTATCGTTCCAATTTTAATTATTTGTGAATATTTTAAATATATTATTTTTTTCCCTAATCTTTGTTTAAATTCAACTTTGTCTTCTAATAATGTTACTGAAATAGCAGTATTGGGATATTCATAAATTGGAGTATTTTCAACACTCATAAAATTTATGGTAAAATTACCTTGTTTATCTTTATTTCCAAATATGGCCATATCTTAATACCTCCTTTTTATTTTATGAACGTATATAGCAATAAATATAGAATAATGAAATAATTTAGTACTATTTTTGTAATACTATATATTTTGCATTAACATATGGTAATGTTATTGTTGCTCCCAGTGTACTAGTATAAGAATAATCCCCTTGTGCTGTACCATATATAGTTATAATATCATCTTCTAATATCTTGTCTTCGCCTGCTTTTGGTGTATAAGTAACATATATTGTATCTGTATAATATGTTGAATATGTGCCTTTTTTTGTAATATTTATCCTCAGGCTATTTGAGTATGTTCCCTCCATTACTTGTACAACTTCACCTGTTAATTTTACATTTGTTCCTTTAAAATTATCTGGATTTCTTGCCATTTGTTCAAATGTGTATGTTTGACAACCCGAAATAAATGCTTGTTTTTCTTGTTCTTCTTTGACTTTTTGTTCTGCTTCCTTCTTTTGTTTTTCTTGTTTTAAGACTTCATTATACACACTTTCTATATCTTTACTATCATTTACATATATAAAGTCTACATTTTTATACTTTGTATAAGTTAAGGATTCGCCTAATATATTTTTATCTGATTTTATGCATTTAAATTTTCGTATTGTCTCATAAGAGCTATTCATTACTGAAATATAAAATGTTGTGTTATCTTCTTTACTTAACCCACAAAAGCCATTATATACTGGTATTGTTAAAGAATTATCTATACTGCTAAATTTAGTTTTTAGATTACCACCATCTATATTTATAGCTCCTACAATCGTATTTATCCCATCATTAATTGTAAATTTATATGTTCCATCATAAATATTCGTTATTTCATATGGGTTTTCATTTAATTCACTATTATTTTTATTTACAGCATTAACCGAAGTTTCTTTATTCTTATGTCCGTCCTAAAATATTTATTGGTATTATACTTATAACCAAAATAATAATAGTAGCAATAATTACCCAAAACCACCATTTCTGATATAATTTTAACTTTTTTGTTTCTTCCATATATAATCCCCCTTTTATTAAATGATTATACCAATACATGTCGAAAAATACAATAATTATTTAAAACTTTAGTTTTATTTATTTTTACTTCTATTATTTTAATCTAATCCTAATTGAGTTTTACCTGTTACTTTACCATTATAAAATTCAATTACAATAACTTGATTTTCTTTTAATCCTTCTTCAACTCCCCAATTTAAATAATAAGATTGTTCTTCTGAATTTGGAGTTTCACGACCTTTACCTAATATTTCTTCTACTTTTTTTCTTTCCATTCCTTCCTTTATTCTATTGTACATTTCTAAAGTTATTTTTGATGGATTATATTCCACTTTATCTGTTTCATAGTTATAGCTAAAATCATTCAAATAAGATGTAGTATTTTCCTTTTGTTGATAATATTCTTCAAAACCTTTTGCTATATTTTCAAAAGAATTTTTTAATCTTATTTTTTCTTGTATTTTATACACAACAATTCCTATTGCTATAATTATTAAAACTATAATTACCCAAAACCACCATCTTTTGTAAAATTCTTGTTTATTTTCCATAAAGTACCTCCTTTAATTTATTTAAGATACTTTTATGTTATACACAATCCTTAAAATTAATAACACACTTTACAAGCAGTTCTTCCCTCAGACAAAGCCTGTTGCATAGTAATTTGATGACCTTGACCTTTCAAAGTACTACAAGTTTGCTTATGATATTTAGTACCTGTATTACCTACCCATACAATATCAGAATTAGTATTTTGAGCTACATTTGATTTACTCGCTTTTGCAGTAGTCCCTGATGACTTTGTGTTACTTGATGTAGTTGTAGAACTAGCAGATGCTTGAATTTGAGAGTTAGAAGATATTTTTTCAAGTTCCGCTACTTTTGTAGTTAATTCCGCTTTTTCTTTCTCTAAATTTTCCTTTTCGCTCTCAAGTTTTGACTTATCTTGTTCTAAAATATTTTTTTCATTCTTTAAAGTTAAGATTTGTTTATCATTATTCTTCAATTCATCTTTACTGTTTTCTATCTCATTATTTAAACGAGATATTTGACTTGTTAAATCTTCTACTTGACGTGATAATTTTATATTCTTTCCAGTATTAGAATTAAATACACAACAAAGAAGTAAAAATATAAGTAAAATTATCGCTATTGTTTTTATTGTTTCTTTTGTACATTTTTCTTTAACTGCTGTCAATATTTTTGTAGTTCCATTTTTAATACTTTCTTCGACCTTTTTTATATTTTCCCCTCCTTTTATTACTTATAAGAAAAATATAACATGTTTTTAAGGTCAAATGTTGTCGAAACTTGTTAAGGATATAATTATTTTATATTTTATATTTTATTGTTATTTTATCTAACTAATAGTATAATAATACCGCCATTCTAATTTCCTTACATTTTTATGAAAGGAGGTACACACAAATGAAAAATTTTATAAGAATCCTTGTTAAGCTTTATGTTTTAAAAACTATAAAAGACATATTAAAAATGTTTGAATAGTACATAAAGTAAAATACTAGAGTTTGCCGACTCTAGTATTTTTTGCCATTTTTCACACAATGAAAAATTCTTAAAATCCTTGTTAGAAATGATCAAAATTCTATAACTTTGAAATATGATATCTTTAATTTATCTCATTCCTTCTTTAATATTATACTTATATTATTAAATTTTGTCAACAATTTTTATTTCATATTTTTCACTTCAAAACCTCATACAACTTATCCAATCTCTGTTGCTCTGTAACAGGTTTAGGCAATTCCCAATAATCTCTCAAGCTCTTCATACTCTCATCTTTACCCTCATACGCTCTATAACTTTGAATTTTCATAAACTCTGTAGTCTCTGGCAACGACTTCAATATAGCCTTAAATTTCCACCAATGCAACTTATCTGTGCTTAAATCTATACCATATACTTCATAAAAAGCACTCCAAATATACTCATCGTCATATTCATAAGAATAAATCTGTTTACTACTACCTTTTCCCTTTCCGCTTACTTTGTGATAATCTTCTCTACCACACTTATAAAACCATATCAATTTATTACACGCTTCTTTATATAACAATGGTTGTTTTAATAAATTATAATAATTTTCTTCACTAAAAAAAGCAGGATAAAAATATCTTAATCCATACTCTATCTTTTCTGAATCTTTAATACTTTTATCCTGCAACTTTTGTTCAAAAGATATCATATTTCTAAAGTCTACATTTATTTTATATTTTTTTCCTTCCAATATTACAAAATAAGGCAACTTATTAAACATAATCATATTAATATCCTCTATATTTTCTTCTACTTCCTCTATACTGTTTTTTATTATAATTTCTTCTATATTCTCTATTTATATTTCTTGCTTTATCTTCCATTTCTTTATTTGTATTGATTATACCCTCTATCATATTACCAGAAGTAGCGGTTATATAAGCTTTATATATACAAGTTAATACTGCTACCTCAACATCTAATGTCATCTTTTCATATCCATCTTTTAATCTTTTATCATTTATTATCTCTATAGATTTTTCTCCTATAACATCTCTAATCTCTTTTTCTATATAATCCTCATTTTCTTCATTTATATTTTTTATATCTTTATTAACTATATTTTTCTTATTTATTTCAAAAACCAATCCATATATTTCAACCTCTATTTTTTGGTCTGTATCTTCATAACCAAAACTCATTCTCTTATTTTCCATTATCTTTAATCCTTTCAAACATAATTACATTTAATATCTACCTATAAATTATACATTTTCTGTAAATGCTTTTGTTTTTGTATTGAATGTACCATAAACAAAGTCGCCACCCTTTAATGAGCCTGTTATTTGTTTTTGTTCTCCAGCTGCACCATTACATTCAGTAATAGAACATGTTTGTGTTATCTTTCTTGCTTTATATGTATTTTCTTGGTCTGCTACTGGCTCCCATAAATTTACAATATAATGGTCTACATCTAAATCAGAACCAACTTTTCTTTCATAAAATAAGTTATACATATAATCAAATACTTTATCTCCTTTAACCATATCCATAGTAATTGGAAATTCATTTGAAAAACCTGTTGTCTTTACAACTTTTGATTTTTGATGTATATATTGTTTTTCACTTTCTGTTGGGTTTGAGCTTTCTGTTAATTCTGTTATTACTCCACCTAGTACTATTTCAGTATTAATGCCAAAGTAATGTGCTTCATCATATTCCATTACATCTTTTAAAACTTCTGTATTTTCTTCCATTTTAAATTCCTCCTCTTATATCAAAATAAAGTTGTAAATAATACGTACTTATTGAACCATCTTCACTTGTTTCATAAGTTATCGCATTAGCACAACTTACTTTTTTAACTTTCATATTTTTTAATTCTGGATAATCTCTGTTTATATTTTTTTGATGTATCCAGTTTGTTAAATCATCTAACCAATCTAGGTTATCTAATCTTTGTAAGTCATCTTCACTATTTGATTTTAATAGCAATACATATTGATATTGTCTATACCAGCCTTTATCATTAATATATCTTAGGTTTAATTCTTCTACTCCATTTCTTTGTAGTGCAAGTGTATTTTCTTCATCTGGGAGTTCTTCTGTATGTATCATTTCTGCTATTTCTTTAATTTTTTCGTAGTTTAATAACCAATCATTTATTGATTTATCCATTAACTAAACCTCCTTGCATATTTTACTGTTTGATTTAATATGCTTTGTCCTTTATCTGCTTTCATTCTTTCAAAAGGTTTTGAACCTCTTAATCGTCCTCCATGATATTTTAGGTTTTTATTTGTAACTATTTTTCTTTCTCCTCTTCTCGCCCAAGGACTATGGCTTTTAACTCCTATCATCACTTTTCCTCCTGCTTGGAATCGAGCATAAGGAACATTTATTATAACCTTTGTTCCGCCTTCTATACTTCTTGTAGAAGCTTCTTGTACTCCTGATTTAAAAGATACATATTTTTTTAAATTGTCTGCTACTGTTTTCCCAAAAAATTGTTGTACTTTACCTTTATCCTCTAAGCCTAAACTTGCATAAATAGTTTTTAAAGGTTTGGTTTTTAATACTAGTGCCATTATACACACCCCAGCTTTATATGGTTTAATTCTTCTATGTCTTTATCATCATAAATAAATTTATCAATAGATATTATTTTGTAAACATTGTCTTTTCCGTATTTATTACTTAATTGTGTTATTGGTGTGTTTCCTTCTATTTCGTCTTCAATCTCTTTATTTACAATTATATCGTCTTTTAAAGCAAACCATATTTCATTATATCCTTCAATATCAAAAATCCTTATAAGAGCATTGTCAGTTGAATTAGAACCGTTTTTATTACGATTTAATATTGATGTATTTCTATAACTTGCTTCTTTTACATACCTTTCCCATCTAGTTCCTTTTTTATGGTATATTGTTATTTTTTGTATTGGAAAATCTGACATAATACACCTCCTATAAATATCTTGTTAATTCTTCTGGTAAACAATTAATAATTTCTTTTATATTATTTATATATTCTTCTGATGATAGAGTTTTAAAGGTTTTGCTTACACCATCTATTGAATAAGAGCTTAACTTTTTATTGTCATTCTCTTTCTTTTTGGCTATTAAATCAGTTAAAGCACAAGCAGTATATTTTAGGCTTTCTTGTGCTTCTTCTGGCAAGTTGTTTATTTTTGTTTCTGTTAGTCTGGTATTAACATTTTTATCAATTTCTCTACTTGCTTTTAAAATTAGTGAATTAAAAGAGTCTTCTGGTAATGTTCCAAAATATTTTTCTTTATAATATTCGTAGTCTGCATATACCATTTTATCAACTCCTATTCCGCTTTCTTTTTGCTTTCTACCTTTTTATTAGTTTCTTGCAATTTTTTTATTTGTGCTTTTAATTGTTCGTTTTCTTTTTCTAGGCTTTTTTCTTTAAAAGAATATCCTACACCTATCTTTTTAGACATTTTTACTACCTCCTATATTTTATTAGATAAGTAAATACCAGCAACTTTATTGTTGTAGTATTCATTTAATCCATATAGTCTATATAACCATTTGTAGTTGTCTCCATCTTGATCTTGCTCAGGAGTAAATAATTTCATTTTATTGTGTTTTGTATATTGTAGTAAAGCTGGTTTATGTATTATCATGAAGTTTATATCTTTAGCTTCTGTTCCTGCTTTAAATCCACCTTTTCTTTCTCCGTCTGTATCTTTACCACTTAATAATTCTATTACAGTTTTAAATCTTGCTTGTGGTACTACTCTAATGCTTTCAAATTTGCTTAATAAGTCTTTTGATTTATAAGTGTCCATATCTCTAATCATTCCATATAATGTTGATGTAATTCTTAGATGTCTATTTTCTTCTGGTACTTCATCATTTGTCATATCATCATAAGCTTTAGCAATTGCTTTATATACTGCTTCTGCATCTTCATATGTTTCTTCTACTTTAGAAATTCCAGGGATAGATGCATAAGTTGCATATCTTACAGCGTCAACTTCTGGTATAACTTTTGTTCTTAAAAATTCTGCTGATAAGTTTCCTAAAATAACTCCTCCTGTTTCTTCGTTGTCAATTGTGTCTGTTTTTAGTTTTCTTCCTCTTTCATAGTTGAATTTTTTTGTTTCGTTTGTTAATGATACATCTCCATCAATGTATCCGCTATTTCTGTCATAGTCTCCTAATCCGTCCATGTCTAATACTGGTACTATTATTTCATTTGCATTTTTTCCTGCTTGTACTAATGCTCCGTTAATATCAAAATCACTTGTTGTTGATTCTGCTTTGTATATTTTGTCTAATAATTCTGGTGCGTTTTTCTTAAATAATTCAATTGAGTTCATTTTTCATCTTTCCTTTCTATTTTTTATTTTTCATATATTTTTTAATTTGGTTGGAAAAAAATTGTAATTATTTTTCAACCTGTATTCCCATAGCTTCTTCTAACTGCCTTAGGCTATCGGTTTCAGATGGTTTTATATGTTCACCACCTAGAATGATTTTGCTACTTTCTGCTCCATCTTCTTCATCAAATAAAAAAGAATACTTTTCTTTAACATCTTTGATTTGTTCATCAATGCCAGAAACTATGTATTCTCCTTTATCGTTTTTTTCATATTTAATTTTTTCTTTGTCTAGTTTGCTATAAACTAAGTCAAAGTCTTTTGCTCCTTTTATTGAGCTTTTTAATGCATTTGTTTTTTTAAAGTTTTCTACTTCTTTAGAACCTTCGGCAAAACCTTCCTCTTTAGCTATTCTTTTGATTTCCTCTATATCGACAGAACTTACTTCTTTTATTTTTGTGTTTAGTTCTTCGATTAATCCTTCTTTTACTTTTAAATCATTTTGAGCTGTTAGAGTTTTTGTTTTTTCTGTGTTTACATCATTTCCGTTTTCTGCCATTATGCTGTCAATGATATTCTTTTTTACACTTTCCTCCGCTTCTAAGTCTTTGAATAGTCCTTCTAAAAAACTTCTTTTCATAATATTTCTCCTCCTACGATTTTCTACGGGTTTTTCTTCCCTTGAATTTGATATATTTTGCTATTTTTAACGTCGTATGCCCAACAATTCAGTTTCTTTATTGTCTGACTGAAAAAAGACAAGAAAAAAGAAGCTCGTCGACTTAGCTTCTTGTCTATATTAAAAATTTAATGACTAATTTGATTTTTTCTACATAAACTATTGATAATTAACTTAAATTGTTTTATAATTAAGTTGATAATATTATTAATAGAGGTCAATTGAGAGCCCATTGTCTGGCTCGCAGTTGACCTTTACTTTTTCTTGTATACTTTTATTATTGCATCTTCTCTTATTAAAAAAATTTTATCTATCCATGAAAAACGATCTGATTTATAAATATTTTCTATTTGTTTTTTTGCTTCTTCATATTCTAACTCTGAATTTGTTATATCTATTATAAAATTATTAGCTTGTTTCTCTTTTTTTCTTAAATTTCCTGCTATTACATATCTCCCTCTACCTTTAATTTCTTTTAAATCAAATTTTTCTTCTTCAATCATATAATCGGGTGTTTTTATATTCAAAGGCTTGTTTACTCTAGGAATAATTTTTATTTCTTTTCCATATATTTTCCCTAAAAATTCTGCTATTTCTTTTTCTCTCTTTGTTGGCTTTAATACAACAGATTTTCCATCCACCTCATACTTGTTTCCCTCTTCATCTATATAATATTTTTGTTCTTTAACTCTATAATTGTTTTTTATTGTACTAAATTCATTAGTTATATCTTTGTAATTTAAATTTTTTTCTTTAAGTGTAATATCTTTCGCAACTTCTAACCTTGCATAATCTTTTTCCAACCCAGTTTCTTTACAGAATTTAGTATATTGTCTTTGTAACTGTGCCAACTTAGCTTCTTGCAAAACAGAATTTTGATTAGCTTTCTCTAATGTTTGCACTGTTCTTTTCTGTTTTCTTATAGCATTTTCCAATTGTCTCTGTTTTTGAGTAGCCTCATAATAAGGAACTTTCTTTCCGTTTAAAGTTACTGTCGCATTTTTAAAGTCCTTTAATTCTTTATTAGAATAAATAGGTTCTGATATACCAAGTATTATTCCAAAATATGTATGTCTACAATTATACTCACTCCATAAGCTCTCAACCTCTGACCATAAACCAACATTATATTCTTGAGCTTCTTTAGAATTTATTGCAAACTGTTTACCTTGTTCTTCTGCATGTGTAGGTCTTGCTCCAATATGAGCAGTAACTTCATAACCATTACAACCCAAATCTTCCTCTATGTCTCTATTTATATTATTTGCTGTTTCATGTATTCCACTAAGTACATTTCTTCTAACTGCCACCTCTAGTTGAACATTTCTCCCTAGTTTATCTTTCAATGTTATTCCTTTATTTGCTAATTCTTGAACTGATTGCTTTATAGCTGTATTATAATCAAATGCTCCACTTACTACTTTCATATAAGCATTATCAACGCTTTCAACATAAGCTTGTTTGCTTTGAAAAGCTATTGTATTAGTCATATTCTTTAGTAACCTATTAGTTTGCTTTAAGCCTTGATTTATTATTTTGTATTGATGTTCACTTAATCTAAAAGGCTTATTTCTATATTGATATAATTCTTTATATCCTTGTATATCTTCTTTTGCCATATCTTCAAATAGTGTTCTTAATGCCTCTTTTGTTTCTGCTGTCAACATAGATGTCTTTTCTAATGTTTCATTAAATATCTCTGTACTATTTGTTTGTTTTAATATTTCTAATTGCATTTTTGTCGTAGCGGTTATATCTTGCATTTTAGACATTCTGTCTATTATATCTGCTGTTATCTCTATATTTAATCTATTATAAATCTCTACTACTTCATTAAATTCAATTAAATTTAAATATTCAGGTGTTAACATTTTTTAACACCTCTATTCTTCTATATTTTCTATTTCTTTATCTGCAATCATTGCCTTAGCTGTTTTTTCATCTTCTCCAAAAAACTTAACTCTATATTCCCATTCTTGCCTTATACCTTGTGCTATATCTTGTCTAAATTCCTGTTTAGCTGTTTCTGTATCAACCATAAATCCATCTTTATCTGTTATTGTTACAATACAATCTTCTGTAACCGCTTCTTTAAACAATATTCTGCCAAATAATAAAATAGCTTTACATATTCCACTTACAAATTCATCTACTTTTTTACGATGTTTATTTGCATTTGCTATTAAATCTTGTCTATCTCCTACATATTGAGTAGCTGTTACAACAGTTCCTTTTCCTACGTCAAATCTATAATATTCAGTTCCCAAACCACATTTAAAACTAAACATATTTAATGCAAATTGTATTCCTTTTGTATCTTCATCAACTCTTAATTCTGGATTATATTCAGTAATAGCTGGATTGTCCTTTAAGTTTGACATTTCTTCTCCATAAGTTTTCCATTGTTGTCTTGTAATATCATCTGGATATAATTCAATTTGTTCTTCCTTTATATTTCCATTTTCATCTTTTCTTGTAACTGTTTTTGTATTTACAATTTTCTTATTATAAAAGACTTTCTTTCCTCCTAAATAGAAATCCATAACAAAATTGTTATATGTAATATCACAGGCTTTTAGTTGGTCTATTGCTGTTCCATATATGCTAAAACCTAAGCCGTTTACATTGTTATAACTTGTATCTAATGGATTTGCTATTGCTGGTTTTAATATACTAAAAGAAGGTATATCGGAGTTAGTTGTGTAACTCTCCGCTATACCTTCTTTAATAATTTTGTTTCCTTTTTCATCTATATATGTATTAGTTATTATATATACATCTTTTTTTAGCTTTTCATTGTATTCTAGTCTATGAATTTCAATATAATATTCTTTTTTACTATCAATAGTATTTTCACTAACTATTGCTATATCTATTATTTGTCCATGTTCAACTTTAAGCGGAATTATTTGATTAGCACCTACATATATAATATCTAATTTTGTTCTATTATCTGCTAACAAATTTCCTTTCTTATCTACCTTTGCATATTTTACTCTTAATATAGCTCCAGCTGTTCCCATTCCCATTGCTTTTTCTATTGCTATTGGTAAATCTTCATATATTTTTAATTGTTCTAGTTGTTTTGATAAATATTCGTTATTGGCTTTTGTTTGAGTGTCAGTATTTGCTTTTGTTTTTATTTCATCTCTTTCAGTAAATAAGATACTCGCCCAATCCTCTGAAACTCTTTTTGCCATACCTAAATTGAATAGCTTCCTTTCTTTTCCTGTTTGATCATGATATTTATGAAAGTCTACTTCATTTCTCCACCATCTCTCCCATAGTTCTATCCAATTATAATAGTCTGTTGATACTGTTTTATATCCTTGTTCTTTTAAATATTTTAAAACTACATTATTCATTTTATGCTACCTTTCCTAAACAATAAGATATTTTTTCAAACCAAAATTCAAATGAATAGTTAAAACTGTCTAAACTATCTATGTCAGAAGTTTCGCCGTCATCTATCCATCTGTCATCTTTTGCCTTGTCATCATATAAAGCAGTTTGTAAAGCTTCTATTATTGTTTTTGTTTCTCCTTCAATAAAACTTATTTTGTTTAAATTTAATAATCTATTCCATAATTCAATTCTATCTTTTATGGGGATTTTTAAACTGTCTTGTACTATTAAATTTATTTCATTTGCTTGTAATTCTCCATTTAGTGAATTATTTAATACTTGTTCTGCACTATCTGCAAAAATAAAAGATACAGTTCCATATTTGTACTGTATCTCTTTTATAAAATTTATTATCCATCTAAATACTTGTTTTGTGTTTGTTCCTGTTGCTTTCATAGTATCTGATTTTAAACATTGTATGCTTTTTAAATTTCTGCTTATTTTTGTTGCTGTAATACTATGCTTTGATTTATTTCCTCCCCAGTCTATTCCTATACTTATTATAGAATTTAGTTGTATTTCTTTTGTAATATACCTTGTATAATCATTTGCTATTTGTGTAAATATTAGCCCTTCTGCATTACACCATTGACCTAATATGTATCTATTGTAATATACTGTTCCTTGATATTCTTTGCATAATTCTTTAACATATTTTTGTGGTAAAAATGGGTTATCAAATATTGTATAATGTTGTATGTATATATCAATATTACTTTCTATAAATTTTTTTATAAAATGTGTTCTACTTTGTGGATTTCCACTAGCATCACAGCAACTATATTCAAAACTTAATCTTGATTTTAATAATTCAAATACTTCTTCATTTATATCTACAATTTCATCTATATAGAGATATTTTATTCTTGCTCCTCTATATTTTCTAACCATACCGACATTATCTGCTCCTATACAGTAAACCTTTTCGCCAAACATTGTTGAAATATTGTTACTTCCTATATCTGTTACTAAGTTACTTCCCCATATTTCTTGAAGCGGTTCTATTATATTTCTTTGTATAGTTCCTTTTGATACTCCTACAATAAAAATAAGACCAGATTTCTCTAGTCTTTCTATTATTCTGTTTGGTATTAAATATTGGGTGTCTATATAAGTTTTTCCACATTGTGTGGCTCCTATTTTTATATTCCATCTATGATTAGCTTTTCTTATATATTCTGCTTGCTTATGGCTAATTTCTATCATTGTTAGCAACCTCTTTTATTTTTACAAGTATTTCTTTTGCATTGTTTAAATCTGTATTACTATGTTCTTTTGTTTCAACTAATTCTTGTATAAAACTAAATGCTTGCACACTGTTTGTTCCTCCTTTTAATGCTGTTTGGTATAATGAGACAACTAATGCCATTTGATTGTCTATTTCTTCTTTATTTATTCCTAGCTTTTGTAATTGTTGCTCTAGTTTTGTATTTTTTAATGGAAGTGATAATAGCATTTCCATTTGTTCTCTCATTGCTTTTCTTTTTCGTCTAACTTCTCCTGATTTTTTGCCTGCTTTCGACTGTTCCTCGACTGTTAGTTTGTGTGCTTTTGGTATTAGATTTTGTTTGTTTGCCATTTATTATCACCTACTCTTTTTATATCTAATATTTATTTTCTTGTATAAAAAATAGACACTTGTTAAGTGTCTATAATTATTTCTATTTTCTAAAATCTTCTACTAATTCAAAATTATCCTTTTTATATACATAGTCTTCTCCTGTTTCATCTACTAACCTTATCATATTTTGTTCTTCATCATAACCAACACAATCATATATTTTACCTTTTATAAACGCTATTGGATTTGTTTCTCCTGTAAACCTATATCTAGCTAAAACTTCCATTTCTATATATTCATCCTCTACACATTGATATACTTTTCTTTTCATTTTTTATAACCTTTCTTTTTTATTTTGAAGCATACTTTTCCTATTTTATCATTTTAATAATAATGTACTTCTTCTTTTTCCTCAAGCATATTTTCGCATTTTTCAACTTTCTGTAACTTTATTTTTCTTGTATAAAAAATACACATTTGCTATAGTGTCTATAATTATTTCTATTTTCTAAAATCTTCAACTAATTTAAAGTTATCTGCACTATATAAATATGGTTCTTTTTCTTCATCCACTATTTTTAAACTTCCATCTTCTTCATATCCTACACAATTATAAATTTTTCCATTTATACAACCTAGCTTGTCTGTTTTTCCTATATATTTATACCTTGCTAAAATCTCATATTCAATTTCAATATAATCATCTTTTTCTATTGAATATTCTTCTACTTTAATTTTCATTTAATCACCTATTTAAATTTAAATTTTACCTTCTACTTCCCATATATTATACCTCATATTTTTGCATTTTTCAACTTTTCTGTAAATATCTTCATTGCCATAGGCATATCCATATATAAACTAAAATCAGGACTAAATATACAATCATATTGTTTTAATATATCTATATAATCTTCTGGTATAATATCTAAATTATAAGTATCATTTGTTCTATGTCTTTCATTTTCTTTAAATAAACTATCTGTAGAAAAATCTATATTAAAACCAAATTCTTTAATTGAATTACTAACATATATTACTGCATCTTTATTTTTCCTCGGATTATTCTCATAAGGTATTATTTCCTCTATTCTTTTATTAATTATATTCATTTTCCGCTTCTTTACATAATTTGTTTTTAGATGTTATTTCTTTCCCTTCTTCCACAAATCCTTTTTCCTTTAATTCATTATATCTTTTAGCTTCTGCTTTGAATTTTGTTTTACCATTTGCCTTATAATATTTAAAATTATTTTGTTTATCATTAAAATCTTTTAATACTTTCCCCTCTAGCATATTTCTCTCCTTTTTTTATTTTTCTTACTTTTTTCGACAAATAAATAAATTTTTATGTGTTATATTGTTATTTGTTGTAGCTTTTTACAATCTACCAAAGAAAAGAGGTGTTTATTTTGCAGAATAATGAAATTGTTGGAAAGGAAGTTGGCGTCGTTTCTGTTCATATGTACAGAGATGTTGAATCTGGTTCTCCTTTCTTTTATGTTAATGCTGAGAATAAAGAAGTTCTACAGTTATCACATATTATCGAAAAAACTCTTGTTAATTATTAGGCTAACTTTTGTTAGTCTTTTTTCTTTCATAAGAACATAAGAAAAATCTTCAATTTTCCTATACAATAAAAAAGAGTTGAAATTACATCAACTCTTTTTAATAAAAGTGGGACATTTATCGCTTGGACTTATGAGATATTTCTATCTGCGATCATATTATTATATCTAATTATATATATAACATTTTTTTATGTCGTGATTACACCATTTTTGTCGTGTTTATCAAATCTATTTAATGCTATGCCATTCATTTTACATATATATTTATAATCATAATTCATCTCACTTGCTGTTGTTACTAATGTTTTGCCTTGTATATACACTTTCTCTAATATCAACTTGTATGGTTGCTCTATTTTGTCTAATTGCTCTATAATTTGTTTTTGTTTCTTTTCTTCTTTTACTATTACTTTCAATATATCATTAACATCATCTAATAATATTGCTATCTTTTCTGCAATAGTATCTTCTACTTGGTTACTTCCTTTTGGCATATCTGATAATACTGACGTTATATTTGTTATACTTGTTTTATATTCTTCTATATGTTCTATTCTATCTTTAAGCCATTCTTGAGTATATTTATAATTTTTTAAATCTTCTCTTGTCATGTCTTTTATGCCTCCTTAAATACCTTGCTATTTTTCTTTTATATTGTATATTACATAAAAATTCATTTGTATTTTTCTATCTTTTTACTTTATCTGGATTCAACTTAAAACCTTGCATTATTTTTGTTGGCTTTACCAATCCTAAATCATAATTACTAAAACATTCTTTTACACCTGTTACCTGGTTCTTATACATTATAAAGTTAGGATATTCCTTTTCAAATATGTATGTATGATTATTTTTATTTATTATTTGTGGTATTTTCATTTGTTTTTATCTCTCTTTCAAATATTTATATATTACCTTTTCAACATAAGCTAAAGCTTCATAACTTGTTATAAATCTTCCACTATGTCTATTTCTTACTTCACTTCTTATTATTCTTATTTGTTGATTGTATTGTCTTTTATATATTAAAGCTAACTTGTCCTTACTTAGCCCTTGTCTCCATTTTTCTATTATCTCTTTATCTTGCATATTACACCTCAAATGTATTATGCTCCTTTATTTTTTTTACATTCTATTTATACTAAATCAATTCTTTTATTATTTTTATAGATTCTTCCAGTTCTTTATTCATTTAATCTCCAATCCATATAAATTAACATCATAACAATTTTCTTGGTAAGTTTCTTTTGTTAATATATTTTTTATATCTTTACTGTTTATTGGTGTTTCATATCCTGTTGTATCACAATAAACTAAATTACTTTCTTTATCTACTGACATAACTCTATGCCCATTCACATAATCATCTATAGCAATTAATTCTATTAGATTTTGGCTATGTGCTACTATATCTTTGTATGTAAAATTTTGATTTATTGTTGATACTTTTATTATCTTACCTGTGTTTGTTCTTATATATTCCCCTATTTCTAGCATTATGTTTCCTCCTCAATCTCTAAAATCACCTTACTTGACTTTCCATATTCAAAAGTATCTTTAAAACCTTGAACATAGTTTCTATTGTCATCTTTTAATTTGCCTGCTTTTACCATGCTATCTAATATAAACTTTTTGGCAAAACATACATTATCTAAATCTCTCCTTTTGTTTTCTTCCACCCAATGAAAACTTATTTTAATCGGTTTTTTATATTCTGGTAATTGTTTTATATACCATCCAATATCACTTTCTACATTTTTCTTCATTTTCGCTCCTGCAAATCTATTTTTTCTACATTCATTTATGTATTGATTTAAGCTTGGTAATCTAAATGGTATTTCTATTTTATTCATCTTTTGCCTCCTATATTATTGCATCAATTGTTACCTGTCCCTCTTTTAATATGTCTTCATTTATCATTTTTTCTTTTGCCAATTTATAAAAATCTTTTTTTATTTCAAATCCATAGCAATTTCTATTTAACTCCGCACATGCTCTTAATGTGCTACCACTTCCAGCAACTGGATCTATAACAGTGTCACCTTCACTTGTAAATATTTCTATTAGCTTTTTTAATAAATTTACTGGTTTTTGAGTAGGATGTATTTTTGGATATTGATTTTTATTGTCTCTTTTCCATTCAAACCAGTTAAATATCATATGCTTATTTCCTAGCTTATCTATGTTATTAAATTTTGGTAACTTATCCCTATATAAAACTACTGCATATTCTGTTGCACCTACTATTTTCATATTTGCTTTTAAAACTTGACTTGAATAATTTTTTGTAAATACTAATGGGTAGTTTTTACTAAGTCCATGTTTTTTAGCTTGTTCTATTACCATTGGTATTTGTTCAAAGCTACAAAATACTATCATTGCTGGAGCTTGTCCCTTTTCCTTAGGTTCTTTCTTTAAATATCTCGTACAGAAGTCAAAAAAATTGTTTATTTTAAAATCATTATCTGTATCAAAAAAACTTTTTCCTGCTAGTTTACTTTCTCCATTTTTATTATCTCCATCTATATACCAACTTGGATTACTGGCATAAGCATTATTTCCTAAGTTATATGGAATATCAGCTATAATCAATTGTGCATGTGGTATTCCATATCTTTTTGCATTTTCAAAGTGGTCATTATATAATTCTATTTTTACTCTTTGGTTCACTTTTTTGCTCCTTTTCTATATAATTTTTACATCTCCATATTCCTTTAAAATCCTCTAATTCTAATCTATTACAGCCTATACAGTCTTTACATTTTCCCTCTAACTTTTGATAATTACTTTTCATAATCTAATCCAATCTAGGAATATGCTTCATATATCTTTGTTCAATTCCTTTTGGTGTTATTTCATATACTGCGACCTTTTTTCCTGTATATTCACATTTCTTTTTTTCTTTTACTTTTACTAATTCTATTTTCTCTAATTCTGTTAATCTTGGAGCTGTGTAATTTCTCTCTGTGCTTGGTATAATTCCTAATTCATATAATTCCACTGCTATTTCTTTCGCTGTTTTTTCTCCTGTTATTAATCTATCTAATATCTCTTCATATCTTATTTTTCTTTTTTCCTTTACTTCTTTAAAACTTTCTTTTCTTGTTTCTTTTGTTATCATCTGTTATCACTCTCCTTATTTCTTAACTTGTTCCCATTGATTATTTTTATATAAATGTCTATATGGATCATTTATGTAATAATTATTGGGGTTTACTGCTATTCTTGCTCTTACTTCTGCAATTTTAGGCAAGAATTTGACTTCTTGTATTGTTCTTTCTATTGATTTTTTAAACTCATTTATGTTAGTTGTTTCAAATTCTTTAAACCATAATCTATATTCTTCTTGATTAAATTTCTTTTTATAAGCTATCTCAATTTTTTCTATTTCTTTTACAAATTCCTCTTTATTCATTTAGAAAAGCCTCCTTTTCTCTATCTTTTTGCTCTGTATTTGTATATTTTCCTTCTAAAATGTTTGTAGCTTTATCAATTTTCATTAAAAAGTCAAAGTCTGCTTTCCAATGTCTCTCATTTTCTCCTGCAAGAAAATTGCTAGAATTGGCAATTTGACATATTTGTTTAAATTGTTCTTCTGTAAATTCTTTTAAAAAGTTATCAATAGCCTTATTTCTTTTTTCTGTTAATTTTTGAATTTGAGGTAATTGAGGACAATTTGTGTTATATATATCTTTTATTCTATTTCTTTTATCTTCTATTTCTTTTCTATTATCTTCTGTTCTTTTAGTAGGTAGTACTACCTTAGTATTACCGTAATATTTCAATACCGTACATCTTCAATGTGTGGAAATGTTGATTTTGTGGGTTTATTTATAGTTTGATGTTTTAGGAAATTAGGGAGATTGTAATAGGTTTGTCCATCATATTTAAACAAAACTATTATGTGTAATCCGCCTAAATGGGAAAGCCATTTTTCTAAATCGGAAGCTCGTAAGTCGTCATATGGAAATATTAAAGACTTTAATAACTTCGGATTTGCTCTGCCATATCCTTCATCATCTGCATTACTTATTAGCCCCATAAATAACAGTCTTTCTTGTATTGAACATTCTCCTAGTTTTTCGTCTGTCCAAAAATTAGGGTCAATCATTCGTTTTCTCGCCACATTTTTTTCTCCTTTCGTACAATAAATTTTTATAAATTCTATTTCACAAAACCAGGCTACTCCTTGGCTTGTCTACATCTTTTCAAATGTTTTTATATTATCTTGTTCGATTTAAAATCTTCTACTATATTATTATAGTCTTTAATTTTTATTTCATTTGTGCTTTTATATCCATATTGACTTAATATTAATTTGACTACTTCTTCTTGTATATTTGCGTTTTTTATTGACATGTTTATTTTTTCTATCATTTTTTTATCTATTGTTTTTTCATTGTCTTGCTGTGTTATTGCATTTGCTACTTCTTCAAAACTTGCTATTGATGTATCTATTCCAAATCCGCACATTCCTAAGGCTCTTCCTACAGCACTTGTTTCTCCGATTTTCTATGTAACTTGTTTTATTTATAAATGAACTATTTTCTTTTTCGTATGCTGTTCCTGTTCCTAGTATTTTTCCTTCTTCATTTTTTATTATTGCTTTAAATATACATATTCCGTTTTCATTGTTTATTAGTTCTGTTTCTATACTTCCTTGTGGATATGTCATTCTAAATGCTTTTATTCTTTGATTTACTTCTGCATATTCTTTTC